TTGATAGTAACAGGTGGCATTATAGAGTTGTTCACGGCACTTGCCAAAGCTATGGATTGGGAAGGGCTTAGAGAGTGGTGGAGCGAACTAAGCACAGGTGAAAAGGTTAAAGAAATCATTGAACTATTCGCAGGACTGATGATAGTAATAGGATTGATTCTGCTTTTCACGGGTGTTGGCACAGGCGTTGGAGTTTTCCTTCTGGTAACAGGCGGGATATTAGAACTTTTTACGGCAATGGACATCGATTGGGACGCTATGCTTGAAAGCCTAAAAGGTGCTTGGAATAGAGTTAAAGAATGGTTTGAGGGACACGTGAAGCAGTTCTTAACGGCAGAGTACTGGTTAGACGTGGCAAAGTCACTCGGTGAAGGATTCTTAAACGGAATAGAAACAGCATTCAACAAGGTTGTTGATTTCGTAAGCGGCATAGTCGATTCAATACTATCAATGATAGAGAGTGTGGCGAATGCGATTAGCTCACTATTCAACGAAGGCAACATCGGTGGCGGAGGCTACTCTTCAGGAGGCGGCGCAACACGAAGCTTTTCAACGGGCAGTACAATATATAGCTTTGACGCGGCAGATTTTTCAATCCCTGCATTGGCAAACGGTGCGGTTTTGCCTGCAAATCAACCGTTCTTGGCAATGGTAGGCGACCAAACAAGTGGTACTAACATAGAAACGCCGCTGTCAACAATGGTTGACGCGTTCGAAATTGCAATGGCAAAAAGCAACACCCGCATGAACACAGGCGACACAACGGTTGTACTGGAGCTTGACGGCACACGCCTTGGTAAAGCGATAGTAAATTTGGCGAGTAAAGAATCAAAAAGAGTAGGAACGAGGTTGAGCTACTAATGGATTATGTCATCATAAACAGCAGAGCATATGATGTTTTAGTCATGGGCATTTCAGAAAGCTTCTCAATGCTGTATACGGACAACACCGGGCGAACAATCGCGTCTGGCGCGCCTTTGACGCTTGACTGTTTGGGTACGTTCATATCTCATACGGTCACATTTAAACGCAAACGCGGACACGAGGCGGAGTTTGACGAGCTTTTTGATTTTCTGTCAACACCGCGCAACGAAGGTTTCCGGGTATCTATAGCGCACAACCAGGATACGCTGTCGTATACTGCGTATTGTTCGAGCGGTTCACGCGAGCTGTACCGAATTTACAAGGAAAAAGGTTTGCTTGACTGGGGGGAAATGTCAGTAACCTTCACACCAATTGAAGCGCAATATCCTATATGATAGAGTGGTGAACAGACATGAGCGTTTCGGTTTATTACGGCAACATAGCAGTAGGAGCGAAAGAGACATTTGACATACAAGACATAGAGTGGAATCAATACTGGGAAGCCAGATGTGACAAATCGCAACTGAAAAAAAATTACACCGTTCCAAAAAACTATGCGAACCCGTGTGAGTTGTATCAAACACTATTGGACGGCACAATGTCAATATTGCCCGATGATTTGTCAGAAAAAGATGTTGGAATTTGGAGCAGTACCGTGTCGGACGAAAACGGCAACTTTGGCACTCCAGTACAGCTCGTTTTGAAAAGCACATCGGGTACATTCTCATTCTCAGGGCTTACGTTCATTTATGATACGTATAACAACATATATGCTACGTATTCCCAAGTAACAACTTACAATGTTACAGGTAGCACGTCAACGACACTCGCGAATGTAATCCTGCGTTTGAAAACGTCTGACATGGCTTTTTTTTCCAGTCTTGGTTCGGAGGGTTGCAACCAAATAAACGTAGTATTCAGCTATATTAATATGCCGTATAACAGGCTGAAGGTGTTCGGCATAGAATACGGGTTTGGAAGCTTGATAGAATCGGACGAGATAACAAGCGCGGCGATGACGGAAGAAGTCAATCTGACAAGTGAATCGCTCGCCTCCACACAGTGCGAAATATCATTCCATTTGAAGTCAATTGGACTAAGAGACTTTACCGAGCGGCAGCCAATGACGGTATATTTCAATAGCAGGGAAATATTCAAAGGCTATATCGATACCGCAAAGCGGACGGGAGAGCTAGACTGGCGCGTGACAGTAGTAGATTCTATCTATTATTTGGATAACTTCTTGACGGATGGGATGGACGCGCTAAATGCCAGTGATGTTTTTGACATGATAGAAGACAAGGGGATAAACATAACTGCAAGTGACAGCATATTAAATATAACAACGGGGAATCCCGTAGAAGCAGGAACATATAGGGACTTACTTCAACAAGCGTGCTTCGTGGCAAACGGTGTTGGAGATTCGTGCGTGATAGCGACGGCAAAAGATGAGATTGAAGTCAAAGAACTAAACGAAAATGTCGCTCACGTGATTGACAAAAGCCGTATCAGGCAAGAACTGGCTGTAGACAGCGAGACAACAATAACTGAAGTACGGATTGAATACATGGGTTCCAAGTGGTACGAAAAAACGGACTTGAGTAAATGGAGCCTCTCTACTAGGGAAAGTTTTTATAACACCTCGCAAGATGGGGGGTTTCTATCAGTCTTGCACAACAAATACGGTGTCGGAACCTTTTCTTTCACCTACGAAAACCCCATTGTAATGTGGGCATTTTGCCTGGACACAAATCACGAACAATGGTGGCAGAATGAAAGTAACACTTTAAATGTAAGCACGCCTGTATGGGAATACGCAAGCGGAACCAGTAGCGGTAAGACACTTACGATTACATTCGGCACATTTAGCAATCAAGGCACCAATATATCAAAAGCAAAACTGCGAGTGCTTACCACTGCGGACACTTCGAACGATACAGAGCTATATGTAAGCAAAAGCCCGGAGACGCTCCCATACGGCGTTGTGGAAAGAGGAATAACGATTACTGACCAATCAGCCGTTGACCCGTTGACGGCACAAGGAATACTTGACAATGTATACGACATGTACCAAAAGAAGCACACCGGGACGATAAGTATTGAGGAAAAATCACGCTTACCTGCATATGACAAGGCGGTTTATGGCACGGCGCAATATGGCATAGGGATAGACGATACGCCGATTGAATTAGGTGATACTATCAAAGTGGACGGCGGCTATTTAGGAGAGGTAACAGGCATTATTAAAAGTATGTCATATAATCTAAACGGCAACATCTTAGTCAAGGAGTGTGAGGTAGTATGGTAGATGAGACGGCGGAAAACACCGAAGAGACAACGGAGAGTACAGAAACGGCAGAAAACACCGAGGAAACGACAGAAAACACCACAGAAACCGAAGAGAGTGCGGAGGAAACCGAAGAAGGCACTGAGGAAATACCGGCTGAGGGAACAGAGCAGGAAGCAACCGAGACCCTTGAAATGGTGACAGACCGCACGGAAGAGGACGTTTCGAACGCAAAAGAGATACGCCGCAAATACCAGAACTATCTCGCTATACAACGTGGCGCAACCAACATTGATTCTGCAGACGCGGCAAACTTAACAACCGCTTCAAAGGCTACTTTGGAACGGGGGTGCTTGACGATAAACACGATTAATCGTGTGGAAGCAAAGCAAAAAGAATTGTCCAAGCGTCTGAGAGGACATTTGTATCAGGTAGAAACGGAAAACACGACGGACTGGGCGTATGAAGGGATTTTCACTCAAAAGGAACATGATAGAGTGTTAAAAAACCTTGACCAGTTGCGAAAATCTTTTGTTGTAAAGGGAACAACACCGTCAACACCGACATACTGGTATCAGTGGAAGAATGCAAATGCAGTGGAACAAATACTTGTAGACATTGAGGACAACATAGACAGCATGGAAACGCTATATTCTCAATGCGGAACGTTTGAATGCGGAGAGGCGGTATAATGTTTGAATTTTTAGACAGGGTAGCGACATACCCGAACAGAAAACTAATCACTTATGAAGATGGGACAACGGCAATTGCAACAATTGCACGAAACGATGAACCAACGCAAGAGGGAACGTCTATTAATCGCGAAACAATGATGGCTTTGCAGGGATTCGCGCCTCTAACAACAACGTTCACATCGGATGGCAAGTCGTGTGTGGAAACTAATGAATCAGGGCATACGCGTACAACTACCATCAATGATGATGGGACGATTACAGAAGTGTTCAAGGGCAAAAAAACCTTGACTAAAACAACAACAATAAGCGGGTTGACGATAAAAGAGGAGGTAACGCAATAATGGAAGGCTTACCGATAACAAAAATAGCAATAAATAGCACATTGGGAACGGATGATTTTCAATCTTTGGATGAAATCATTCGAAGTCAGCGAACGCTAGTAGCAAGCGATACGCCGTACAAGCTGGTAACATCTTCATGGACTGCACCAACCGATGCGAGTACGTTACCGAAAAGTCTAAGCAAGACGATAACATCAACAGTAGACGGTTCTATCAAACTGACTGGAAAGATAAACGCGGGTTCAGCACACGCGGATGCCGGGGCAAACCTATACTTCGACGACACACTGATTGCTACGTCGGTAAGCTCAAGCGATACGAGTTTCGCTACAGCTGTTGCAGTAAAGAAGGGTTCGCAACACACCATTAGATTTTACTGCAAAGGGACACAAAACAAAATCAAGGACTTATATATATGCGCCGATATGGTAGACGGCTCACTAATCCAATTAAACTAAGGAGGTAAAAACATGGCTTTGGCATGGGCAGACGTTAAAACAGGAGACATCATAGAGGCGGACGACATTAACAATATCGCGCACGCGATAACGGACGTAGAAACAGGTGTCACGACAGCACAAACAGCGGCACAGACCGCACAGGCGGCGGCGAATAACGCCAAAACAACCGCAGACGATAAGGCGGACAAGGTAGCCGCAAACGGCGGTTTTGTTGCAGGTGACAGCGCAAGTATTGGTGACGAAGGCGGCGGCGCGGCGATTGGGTATCAGGCTTCGGCTTCGTACAGCGGCGGCGCAGTCGGGAACAACGCTTCGGCTAACAGCGGTTTCGCGGGCGGTCAGTATGCCAAAAGCACAGGCAACGGTGCGGCAGTAGGCGCGAATGCGTCAACCAATCACGGCGGCGCGGTGGGACTGGACGCAACATCGACAAATGGATTCGCGGGCGGTAACGGCGCGAGCACAGAAAATGGCGGAGCTATCGGTTCGGGCGCGAGTGCAAACAACGGCGGCGCGATTGGCGCAAGCTCGTTTGCGATACGCGGCGGCGCAGTGGGTGACGGCGCAAAAGCGCAGAACGGATTTGCGGGAGGCAAGGGCGCAATTTGCGGCAGTGATTCCACGCATTTTGATGTTGACTGCATTCAGCTCGGCACGGGGCTAAACAGTACGGAAAAGACTTTACAGGTATACAACTATCTGTTATTGGACGCGGAAGGTCAAATTCCGGCGACAAGAATGCAAACAGCGGTAGACGACATAGAAGACATACAAAACCAGATAGACGAGATAGAAAACACAAGCGCACAGTTGTATGTGGTGTCTGATTTGCCCTCTACCACGGCGGAGTATGATTTCTCGGACGGCGTGTCTAAATTTGTCACGAGCTATCGTACCGCGTGTTCTGTTGTCGAGGATACAGACAACGGCGGATATTACCAAAAGATTACAAATTCCGGCAACTCCAACACATACCGCACGGCGGTGTTTGACTGCTCGGACATTTTCGCAAATGCCGATACAGCAACGGTGGAGTTTGACGCTAAATTTGCTTCAAGGTGGCATTTGTCGCTTGCGGATTTGACGCAAAGACCGGGGACAAGTTCAGGCTCGACCATTGATACGGCGGGGTGCGCGTTTACCGTAGGAACAAAGGACGGAAGCAAACTGACCGTTGTCGGCGCGGACGGAACCGTTGCGTTTGACGGATGGACGCATTTTAAAATTGTGCTTGATTTCGCCGCTAAACAAGCCAACTACACGATTACAAGCAATATAACCTCGGATGTCTTAAAAACGGGTACTGTTTCGTTTCCGGATACCGACTTGACCGCCGTTACAGGATTTGAGGCGTACACGTGGAGTACGGGCGATTTGTTGGTTGACAACATCCGTATTGTCGCGGTTGTCGGCGCGAGGGAAAACGCGCGGTATCTGGTTAAGACGGATAACGGCTATGAGGAATACCAATACATCGACAACGAGCCAATTAAGATTACAGCCGCGAGCAGTGACGACTACAAGGCGGTAACAGGCGAGCTGAGTGATTTAACAACGACAAAAAAGAGTAACCTCGTAGCTGCTATAAATGAAATAGACACGGAATTAGACAAATCCTATGTGCAGTGGAAAGATATACCGGCGGCAGAAAGCCAAATGATAAGCGAAGAAGTGTCAGACTGCAATATGGCTACAACAATGGGAGTTTGGGTGAATGGTTTCGCCGTAGACATGAATAATTCGCCGGATCAAAACAACGCGCTCCTTGTCGTATGGAGTGACGAATTCGCGGGAATGTATCAAACTGCACTCACGGGAAACGGCATATACCAGCGGCTATACAGCAGCCAAAAAGAGTGGGGCGAGTGGAAAAAAATCGACAACACCATCGCGCAGTATAACAGTTCAAACCTTACGGCATCCGAAACACTGCGTGGCAGAATGATTCTTGACACTTCGGGCGACAGTGACGCGGTGAAAATATGTGTTAAGAGCTCATCGGGTACATACGAATGGAAAACGCTGACATTAAGTTAAAGGAGGTGGTTAAATGACGGCGGCAGAAAAAGTAATTAACGTTGCAAAAAATGAGGTAGGCTACTTGGAAAAAGCAAGCAACTCAAGCCTTGACAGTAAGACAGGCAACGCAGGAAGCGCAAATTACACAAAGTATTGGCGAGACATATACCCCGATTTTCAGGGCGAGCCATGGTGTGCGTGTTTTGTAACTTGGTGTTTTGTACAGGCGTTTGGCAAGGACACAGCGGCAAAGATATTGAAACATTATCCGTATGTGTATTGCCCGACAATGGCAAACCTGTTTACACTGAACGCAAACCCGAAAAAAGGCGATATTGTGATTTTCAAGCACAACGGCACGTTCACGCATACGGGAATTGTCACGGGAGTTGACGGCGATTACTTTACCACGATTGAGGGTAACACATCGGGCGGCAGTACGATAATCGCAAACGGCGGCGGAGTATGCGCGAAGGGATACTACAACAGCAATTTGCCGGGTACAAAATTTTGCACCCCGGACTGGTCAATAGCGGAAGAGGTGATTAAGGTGGCAGAATTCAAAGACATAAACGGACACTATGCGAAAACGCATATTGAGGAATTACATCAAATGGGTGTTGTAAACGGTGACGACAACGGCAATTTCAGACCGGACGACAAGGTAACGCGAGCTGACGCGGCGATTATGGTTAGAAATGCGATTCGGTACATAACAGGAAAGTAAAAGGAGGTGATTCGATGGAGCGACTGAAAAGTTTGCCTTTATGGACGGCTGTACTGGCGTTGATTTATCTGATATGCGCGAATTGGTTTAATCTTGACATCCCCGCATGGACGGATATTTCCACGCAGATTATAGCTATTTTGGCAATTATATTCGGTGTTGCAAACAACCCGACGGACAAAAATAACTTTTGAGGTGGCATAATGGACAAATATGTTTCGCAGGAAGAATGCGAGCAACGCCGCGCCGAAATATTGAGCGCAAACGAAAAGCAAACACGCGATATTTCGAAGCTATTTGGAGAAACACGCGCTTTGTCGGAGAATGTGAAGCATTTAGTTTCGCAGAATAAATGGTTCATGAGCATTATTTCATGTGTGTTAGGAGGCTTGCTTTTATGGCTGATTACGAAAACGTGAACGAGTGCAAATGTGGCGTGGATGTTCGGCGGCAGACAATGGAAATGGAAAACGAAAGTTTCGCTTTGACGGTGCTAAAGGACGCACAACGGAACGTAAGGAAATGGTTTGCCGTAACGATAGTTGTTTTGATAATGTGGTTTCTTACCGTTGTGGGTGGCGTTTGGTTTTTCCACCAATACGAGTTCGAAAACTGCAACGTGTCAAGCGACAGTGGGAACGCAAACTACAATAACATGACATATGGAGATGTTATCAATGGCAAGGATTAGGGTTCGCAAAGCTAAGAAGAGAAACGGTAAATCAAAAGGGACATGGAAGCGTGTCATGATAAATGGCAAGAATAGAAAAAGCAAAAGATGAAGTTTGATTTCACCTACGATGAATACCAGTTTTTCATAGAGCGATGTCCATTCTCGGATGAGGAAAAAGAGATACTTACAATGAAACGAAAAGGAAAAAGTAACATTTATATTGCTATGGAATTACATATAAGTGACAGAACAGTTACGAGACGGATAAAAAGCATTACAAATAAAATTCTAAAGGAAATACGCTAACTCGCAGAAAGGAAGTTGGCGTATTTTTTTTGGCGTATTTGTGGCGTAAAAATGGCGTGTTCCCGCCCTTTTTTAATGCTATAATATAATAAAAGAAGGTGGGGGAAATGAATGAAATTTTAATAAATCGAGTGGCGGAGCGATACGGAGTAGACAAACTAGACGCGATGAAAATAATCGAGCGGCATATGCTTTTAGGGAAAACGGACGAGTTGATGATAATAACAGGATTAAAAGGGACTGCATACGATGTTTCGGCAATTTAACGCCAACCCGCAACATAACCGCGTAGGCGATTGTGTCATCCGGGCGATAAGCAAATTGACAGGCAAGGCGTGGAAGCAAGTATATCTTGAGCTTATGTTACAAGGGTATTACATGGCTGATATGCCTTCAAGCAATGCTGTATGGGGAGCATATTTACGTGACAGCGGATATAAACGCGCCGTAATCCCAGCGGAATATGAGGGGCGGTATACAGTCAAGGACTTTTGCAACGAGCATAAACGCGGAGAATATCTGCTAGCAATAAGCGGTCATGTCGTAGCGGTAGCGGACGGAGAATATTATGACACATGGGACAGCGGGGACGAAATACCCGTTTATTATTGGTTTAAGGAGTGATTTTAATGTTTGGTGCGAATTCATACTATAACAATCCATATGCGGTACAGTATCAACAACAGCCGCAACAACAAAGCACTAACAGCGGCATTATTTGGGTGCAGGGCGAACCGGGCGCGAAATCTTACTTAGTCGCGCCAAACAACAGCTTGCTATTGATGGACAGCGAAGACGATATATTTTATATCAAATCTGCAGACCAAACAGGAATGCCGACATTACGAAAATTCAAGTACAGTGAAATAAGTGGCATGACAGCGGCGCAGAACACGCCAGAAATGCCCTCAACGTTCAACCCCGATAACTATGTTACCAGGGACGAATTTAAGGCGGAAATGGCAAAATTGAGCGCGTCACGGGCAAAGAGAGGTACAGACAATGGCAAACAGTCTATTTCAACAGATAAATAACACAATGCCGCCGTTCGTGAAATTCATGAACCAAATGCGCGGCAAAAATCCGAATGAGATACTGCAAAACATGATAACAAGCGGGCAGGTGAATCAGGCGCAATTAAACCAGGCGCAACAGATAGCAAACTCAAAAATGGGTATGTTTGATGGCTTTAAAAAAATGTTCGGGTTTTAGATTTGAAATTCTTGCAAGAGTTTAAATAATATTTTGGAGGTAGAAGAAAATGACATCGAGCGAAATGACACCTGCCGACCTTGCGGCAGTCACCAACGGCGGCAACAACAACGGCTGGGGCGGCGACTGGAGCGCGTGGATAATTATATTTATCCTGTTTGCCGCATTCGGCTGGGGTGGAAACGGAAACGGGCTATTCGGCGGCGGCACTTCGGGCGCGGCTGAAAACTATGTTCTTGCTTCCGACTTTGCAACGTTACAGCGGCAGATTGACAGCGGAAATCAGAGCTTAGAACGCAAGCTTGACAACGTAAACAACGGTTTGTGCGATGGATTTTACACACAAGCACAGCTTGTAAACGGCGTGAATCAGTCGATAAACAACAGTGGCTACGAAACAAGGATAGCAATTAACGGTATCGGTTCACAGATGGCACAATGCTGTTGCGATACACGCGAGGCAATAAGCGGTGTTAATTACAATTTAGCGACACAGGCAAACAATGTGTCACGCCAGATAGAGAACGGTTTCTGCAACACAAACTACAACATGGCGACGCAGAACAGTCAGACATTAACGGCGATAGACAAGGTAGGAGATAGAATTATAGACTACTTGACGGCGGAAAAGGCACAGACGCTAAGGGACGAGAATCAGGCATTGAGACTTGCGGCTTCACAGCAGGCACAGAATGCTTATTTGGTAAATCAGCTAAGACCTTACCCGTCTCCCGCGTATATCGCACCTAATCCGTGGGCAAGCCAGACACCGTATGGATGTTGCGCGAGCGCGTAAATATTGATAAAATCTTTTCGTAATGCGAAATGTTCGGTAGATATTCATTTAGCAAGGCGGATTTTTCCGCCTTGTTTGTTTAAGGGGGCAAAAAAATGGCAGTAGAATTGTCAAATGCCGCAGTACAGACCGTAGCGGCAGGACAGAATGTACTTTTTTCCGAAACACCAGTATCATGCAACAGGGGTAACGTGATACATCGCGAAGGCTCGGGGCTGGTTACTTTGCGCGGAAACACTAACCAATGTCGCGCAAGGTATAAGGTTGCTTTCGGCGCGAATATAACCGTGGCAACAGGCGGCACAGTAGGCGCGGTAACGACTGCAATATCGCTAAACGGCGAGGCGGTAGCGGCTAGCGCAATGACTGTAACACCCGCGGCAATAGGTGACTATTTCAACGTAGCAAGAACGATATTTGTTGATGTTCCACGTGGCTGTTGCTATACGGTAGCTGTCGAAAATACATCTGCAACATCAATTGACGCGATAGCGGCAAATCTCGTTATAGAGCGCGTAGCATAGGGGGGATAAGCATGGAGTACGCAGAAAAACTAAAATCAATGCTGACTAAAGAGGTTGACGAAATAGCGAAAAAAGGTGAGCTGTCTTCGGGTGCTTTAGAAGCCCTGCACAAGCTGACTGATACCATCAAAAACATCGATAAAATCGAAAAGCTTGAGGGAAACGAGGCAAGCTACAACGACCAGAGCGACACAAGCAACGGACGGCATTATGTGCGCGGTCATTACAGCAACCATAATGTTGACACCAGCAAAAAGGTTAATCCTTACAGTTATAGTCGCAACGCGGATTATATCATGGAGCAACTCGCAAATATGTTGTACAGCGTAAACAATGACCGTGACCGCAGATGTATAGAAGATTGCATTGAGCGGCTAGAAGGGAACTATAGATGATTGACCGCGAATCGGTAAAAAGTGAGATAGCGAGGCTTGAAGACACAGCACGGACATATGCAGATATAGAACACCTTGCGATATATTACATCATCCGTGAAATGGGAGAAACAGTGACCGAAGAGCAGGAACTTGACGACATCCTTCCGGCGTTACGGAAATATCAAAGAGCGAAGAAACAATACGCCTTGAATATTCTAACGCAAGAAGGTGTCAATGCAGAACTAAAAAAGCTCGTAGTAGAGATTAACGAGTTTTTGCAATCGCTATACAGCGGAACAACAGCAGACGCAGAACGGGCTATTTTAGGCGGCATTAAAAAAATCGTCTGATAGTCAAAAGATAGTCAGAACAGCTTCGAGCAAGTCGTTTGGAAACGGCAAAAGCCGCGTAAATACTACGTTTGCGCGGCTTTTCTGTTGCGTAAACAGCAAATGTATATATTTGAATGAGAAATAACACATATTAAACAGGGTATAGGCTTGAATGCGCCGAAAACCGCCTATTTATGCGGCTTTTGCGGCTTTTTTTATTTCCCGAAACTTAAGGTAAATGACGTACAATGCAGTTGATGCGATAGTCAAAATGATAGTCAGGAAGCATTGAAGAAATCATTCAGTCTATCGCTTGCATTCAATATCTTACTCTTGTCCAAATGAGTATAAATGTCAAGCGTCACTTGTATCGTGGAATGCCCTAAAAGGTACTGCGCGGATTTAACATCGATTCCCGCGTAGTATAGATTTGTGGCGTATGTATGCCTAAACATATGCGCCGTGAATTTTTCAGGCGGTTCTATGCCTTTTTTAAGGCATTCTATGCGAAATGCTTTGGCTATTCTCTCCCACATTCTCTCGTAGCTTCTTTGTGACATTATATTTCCGGTTCTGTCTGTAAACAAGTGTTCAGCAGTATTTGCTTCCGTATAGTTATACAATTCCGAACACAAGACATCGGGCAATGGTATCTCTCTGTTTCCTGCAACTGTCTTCGGCGATGACTTTATGTGTTTTTTTGGGTAAAACTGCACATTCTTGTTTATCCTTACCGTCCGTCTGGTTAAATCAATATCGTTTTTTTCAAGCGCAAGTGCTTCACCGCGCCGTATGCCCGTATAATAAAGCAAGTCTACAAACAGCCGCTCCATCGGCGGCAAATCGCAAGATAAAGCCGCGTCTGCTTCCGATTTTGTCAAAGCGCGTCTTTGTGACTTTTGGCTCGGCACTTCTATTTCTGCAGTAACATCTTTCACAACATAGTCATTCGCTATGGCTTTTTTAATCATTTGCCGCAATGTAGACAACACAGCCCTTGCTTGCGGTATGTGTCCGTCTGCAACAATTTGATTTATCAGTGTCTGCACCTGTTCTTTTTTCAATGCCACGAGCCGCGTATTGCCAAACGCAGGAATCAAATGCCCTGCTATAACGCCTCTCAACGCCGCCTTCCGCTGTTCGCTTATGTTTTGCTTATACAACTTAAGCCACTCCCAAGCCCATTCGGAGACGGTCATTTTTGTTTGGGCAATAACCAGCCCCTTGTTCAATTGTGCGCGGAACTCTGCCACTTTGTTGTCAAGCTCCTGTATAGTTCTTGCATATAACACTTTGATTTTCCGTTTCCCGTTCGCTTGTCTCCCGATAGTAACAGACGTTGAGTACCTGCCGTCGGCACGTTTTTTGTATTTTGCCATAAAAAACACCTCAAAAACTTAAAGTTTATCAAAAAAAGATTAAAAAAAGTCTTGATTTTTTTTCTTTTGTATGCTACAATAGGAGTATAGGCGGTATACGCCTATAGGGTAGTAAACCTTTCAGGAAAGACGCTAATAGCGTCTTCTCTTACCTTGCGACCCTAACCATTTCGTGTTGTAGTGTAAGTGGGATGGTTAGGGGCGTTTTTTTATTGCAATTTTAGCCCTTCGGACAGTGTGCTATTTCCGCTATCGCTTGTAACATTGTATTCAGTTTTATTCAAGCCGCGAATTGCGAGCATCGCGGTAAATGACAATGCAATAAAACCGCTCACTAGCACGGAAACCAAAAGTAATATATGTATTCGGTCTGCCGCTTGCTTTAGTCCATGCAAAAGCTCTTTGTTGATATTCTTTTGTGCTTCAAGCCGCTTATTTAGACATTCGACACAGCGGCTTTTTTCTCCCATTAATTCGTCCCTGCCTTTATCCATATTCGCTCCTTGCTTGACGTTTTTACCGTCTCATCTAATTCTTGTATATGCCACCTTGTTAATGCAACTCTGTACGTTGTTGACGCTCGCAACGAGGGTATTGGTGCTTCTATTTCCACCCTGTTTCCTGCTCGTAGCGATTCGCCTTGATGTGTAAAAGTATCTAAAAGCGAGCTTGTAACCTTTTCTCCATATGCATTATACGCTTCTATTTCGTAGTCGAATGCGTCAATTGTATAGTTAGACACGTTGTCAACCGTAATTGTCATGACAGGGGTTCCCAAAATACCATCATGCACATTTGCGGCTATTATTTCTACCTCAGGCGGAATAACTTGTTCCGTCTGGTCTGTTGCCGCCTGTTCCGTTTGCGCTGTTTCCGTTGTAGTTGTGCTCCTGCTAGAGCTACTATCTGGAAACATTATTAACAGCGCAAAGAAAAGGAAAAAGGCAAGGACGATAAAAGAAACCAGACAGCCGACACCGATTTGCGCACCACTTACTTTGGCTTCAATAGGCTTCCCAATATCCAGATAATCGCGTATATTAGATGAATATATGCGATGTGAACGGAATTTCCACGGTGTTATGTGCGCCTTGTCAAGGCATTGCCTACATACCCATTCGCCGCTTCCACCTTTTACCATTTCGTCGCTAAAATAACTTAATCTTTTGTTGCAAATAGCACATTCTACTTTCAATTGTTTTCCTCCTTTTTATCTAACTACCGCTTGCGTGGCTACAGCCTTACCTAAAATTCTTATTTTCGATAGTTCTTTCCCTTCATAGACTAAAGGTTCATATGCAGAGTTTGCGGCGTTTAACACAAGCCGCGAAGCCTTTTGGTCATAGAAAACGCGTTTTAACGTTGCCTCGTCTTCAATCACGACAGCGGCAATTTCACCATTTTCTACCATGGGCTGCTCCCTGATAAAAACGAGGTCTCCATCGTATATATGCGCGTCTATCATGCTGTCGCCTTTTGCCTTTAGGCAAAAATCAGCTTTTATACCGCCGCCTGCTTCTACATAATTTCCGCATTCCTCTTCCGCAAAAATCGGCTTTCCACACGCAATCTTCCCGATAAACGGCAAAAAGCTTGTCGTCAACGGACGGACGTTGTCGTACCGTTGGAACATTTCTTTTCTCCGCGAAACAATCTGTTTTTCCCCCGAAAGCCCAAGCAAATAGTCAATACTTGTTTCATAGAAATTCGCTAATTTTATTAAGGTTTCGGAATTAGGCTCCCGCACACCACGTTCATAGTTGGAATAAGTGCTAAACGGAATATCTAACATTCGCGCTGCAGTGCTGATGTTTAGTCCCTTGTTTATTCGCAATTCCCTTAGTCTATTCATATGACATCTCCTTCCTATATTCTTACTTTGTAAACTAATTATACGTCCCAAAATGGGAAATGTCAAGAAAAAAGCAAAAAAATATTCGTTTCGGCGAATTACACAAATCAAACGCCGGTTTTTCGTCAAAATGGGGTATTGACGTTTACCCCATTTTGAGGTAAAATTATAGCGTACTCAAAATGAGGCAAAAATTCAACAAAAAAGGAGGAATAACCCAATGCGAAAATATAGATACCCAAACATTGACGCGGAGCGAGCGCGTCATGGCATGACACGTGACGCGCTCGCAAAAAGCCTCGGTGTTTCGAGGCGTACTTACTACGGTTGGTGCGTTAAGGGCGAGATACCGAGCGCAAAACTCAAAAAGCTGTCAAAAATGTTCTGCTGCTCGGTAGATTATCTTCTGACGACAGAATGCGAAGGAGGTGACGGAAATGAATGAAGATAGACGGCGTGAGAATAGATGGGAGTGGTGAAATTGAAAAGCCAACTGAGTTTGCCTGATTTCTGCGAGGCATTCGACATGAAGGCAAGCACGGTTAAGGAGTTTGCCAGCCGGAAAGAAAACCGTTTGCCCGCCTACAAGATAGGACGAAAATGGTGGATAGATATTGAAGAATTTAAAAAGTGGCGTGCGCAGGAACACAAGCGCAGCTACAAATATGCATGGTGAGAGGTGAAAGGAAAATGTTAGATGAATTATTCCGTGTCATGATTGACGCGGTGGGACAACTCGCGTTTTTAGCGGGAATATGCGGCGCGTGCTACGCGCTGACATATAAAAGAGGCAATGCCGCCTCGCACAATGGCAAGGACGGCATCGCAAATGAAAACAACAGATATATTATACCACAAATAAGGGGGAATGTCAAGCATGAACAGTTTTGAAGAGGTTTGGGGAGACGAGGAACCCGTGCTTCGTTGTGAACGCTGTGGCGGCGGCATTTACGACGGGGATAAGTATTTTGATTATTTTGGAGAGTCGATTTGCACGGACTGTATAATGCCCGTGTTGATGCATGACTGCGGGGCAATAGCGCAGGCGAAACCCGCTTGGGAAAAAAGAGACGAGGCAAAGGAGAGAATGAGAGATGATTTTTAAAAAACTAGCGGAAGTACAGGCTAAATTGAATGTTCCAAAAAGCTTGTATAATGATTTCGGTAAATACCGATACCGAAGTTGTGAAGACATACTATCGGCGGTTAAGCCGCTGTTAAAGGAACAAGGGCTTGTCTTGCGACTTGAGGACAAGCTTATACATGACGGCGACCGTTATTATATTCAAGCAACGGCGATTTTAGCGGACATTGACGAAAAAGATAGCAAGGAGATAGCCGTAACGGCTTTTGCCAGAGAGGAACTAACAAAGAAAAAGCTGGACGCGGCGCAGATAACGGGCGCGGTGAGTTCATACGCCCGCAAATACGCTTTGAATGGGCTGTTTTGTATCGATGACACAAAAGACCCGGACGCGACTAACACGCACGGGGAAGAGACGAGAGAAGAAAAGCCGTCTTACATAAGCGGCACGCAGGAAGAAGCTCTGTTAAATAAGCTCCGAGAGCTTGAAAAGCTGTCGGATGAAGCTTATGTGAATTGCCTGAAATGGATTGAGGGCAACTTCACAATGGATTTTAAACGTCTGACAGACGCAGAGTGGAGCAAGGCATACAAAGCGATTGAACGAAAAGTCGCTACCTTGCAAAACACGGCGGCATGAATACACTGACGTTTACCAAAGACGAGGGAATGAAGGCTATAGCGTGGCTGTCGGGCTTGATTCCCTCGCTTGAGGATGGAAAAACATACACGGTGGAAGTGAAGCCGAAGCGTAAGAGGCGAAGCCTTGACGCAAACGCGTATTGTTGGGCTTTGATAGACCGTTTGGCTGAAAAAATGCATTTCACGCTCAAGAAAGACCGTGAGGCGGTGAAACTGCAGATATACCGCAACGCTATACGTGACATCGGCGGAAACACGGAAATCGTATGCGTGCAGGATAAGGCAGTTGACAAGTTGATTGAGGGCTGGACAAGAAACGGCTTGGGCTGGTTTGCCGAAACACAAAAAAGCAAACTGGACGGCTGTACAAACGTGGTGTTATATTACGGTTCAAGTTCGTATGACACCGCGCAAATGTCAAGGCTAATCGACAGCATTGTGCAGGATTGCCAGGCTGTAGGGATAGAAACTATGACACCCGATGAAATCGCCGAGTTAAAGGCGGCGTGGAACGGGAGGTGACGAAAATGGAAAAGTGTTTTTTATGTCAGCGATACAGACCGTTGGAGACACATCACATTTTCAACGGCGCGAATCGGAAACTGTCTGAAAAATACGGCTTGACGGTGCGGTTATGCTCCGAGTGTCACCGGACAAGCAAGTATTCCGCGCATAATGACAAACATACTATGTCGTTGCTTAAGCGTATCGGACAGCGTAAGGCGATGGATGAAAACGGCTGGAGCGTTGACGAGTTTATCCGGATATTTGGCAAAAATTATATTTGAGGGGCGGGTGAGTATGACCGATACACTGAAAAAAATGCTGCATGAAGCTTGCGAGCGCGAGGTTTCCGCGATGGCATATATGCGGCGGGCAGGATTTGACGATGAAGCAATTAAACTGCACGTGAGCGAGGTTCGGAAGGCGTTGACGGCTAGAATAGAAGAGTTGGGATGCGCCGATGAATTCAATAGATGGCTTAGAAACTGAAGCATTTTCGTGAGGTTAAGAAAATGCTTAAAAAGAGAGGAGATAAGAAATGAATAAAGTGATTTTAATGGGACGACTTACGGCTGACCCGAATACAAGTGAAACGGCGGCAGGAACGCATATTTGCCGTTTTACGATAGCAGTAAACAGGCGGTTTTCTGCAGAAGGACAGGCAAGTGTTGATTTCATCGATTGTTTGGCTTGGGCAAAGACGGCGGATTTTATTCGGGATTGGTTCGGCAAGGGAAGCATGATAGCGATTGTCGGAAGCGTGCGCGTCAACAAGTGGACAGACCGAGAGGGGACAAAGAGGCAAAAAACTGAAATAAACGTTGACGAGGCGTATTTCACGGGTGAGAAAACGGGCAAGAAGGCTGATAATCCAAGCGGCGCGAATGATGATGAGTTCGGTTTTGTTGTCGGCGATGATGAAGGCTTGCCGTTTTGAGGATTTGAGCGATGGCGAAAGAAAAAACATACTTTAGTTGCATAAACAAATTGTACGAATTGTTGCAATTTGATTCGGTTTCTCCAAACGCGCAACTGCTATATCACACGTTGTTGATGATATTCAACCGTGCGGGTTGGAGGCAAGAAATCAAACGAACAAATTCACAGATTTGTGATTTATGCGGGCTGAAAGAAAAGGCTTGTGCCGTTGCGAAAAACGAACTCAAGCAATTAGGATTGATTGATTTTGAAACGATAAAAAGGAAATATACAGTGTACACTTTGACCGCAAATATGACGGGTAAAACGGCGGTTAAAGAGGGGGGTAAAACGGAATTAAAGAGGGGGGTAAAACGGAATTATAACGGCGGTCAAAATGGGCTGTCAGAAAAAGAAGAAGACAAAGACAAAGATAAAGAGAAAGATAAAGAGAAAGATAAAGAGAAAGATGTTGCGGTCGAAAGCTCCCGCGAAAATATACCATACGCAGAAATCGTGAAAGTATATAATGCAACGTGTCTGAGCTTGCCAAAGGTGACATCACTGTCGGAAGCAAGACGCAAGGCAATACACGCAAGGTGGAACACATATAGCCTAGCCGATTTTAAACGGCTGTTTGAAAAAGCCCAGGCAAGCGACTTCTTACGAGGCAAAAATAATCACAATTGGACGGCGAATTTTGACTGGCTGATAAAAGACGCGAATATGGCTAAAACGCTAGATGGCAATTACGATAACAGACAAACGGCGGATGTTTCGGGCATTTACAGCGACACGACAGATTACCGCTACACGGAGATAGAAGAGAGGATGAGAGCAAAGTATGATTAAAATCACAATCCCCGGAAATCCCGCAACAAAGAAAAACAGTATGCGGGTATTTACGCAGGGCAACAAGCCTGTTGTTTTGCCATCTAAGGCGTTTGTCAGGTGGCAGGAGGAGGCAGGGTGGCATTTGGGCGCACACAAAGGCATTGAGATAAACAAGCCTGTCAATGTTAAGTGTCTGTTTTTCATGTTTACACAGCGAAAAGTAGACCTTGTGAACTTGCTAAGCGCGGTTGATGATATGCTGGTCTATTACGGCGTGTTGTCGGATGACAACTGCAGGATAGTAGCGTCGCACGACGGAAGCCGCGTGTTATACGACAAAGCAAACCCGCGTGTGGAAATTGAGATAGAAAAAAGACAGTAGAGGGGGAAAAAGAATGAAAACAGCAAACATATGTCTTGAGGTGGGATGTTTTGCAAAAAGAAATGGCGGCGGGTGCTCAATCCTTGTCGAAAGCTCATATGCGCCCGGCAAATGCCCATTTTACAAGACACGGGAATATCTCGAGAAAGAAATGAAAAAGACATTCGCACAGAATGCATTTAAGGGCTTTACGTATGGTGAAACAGGAGAAGACCGTATAAGCCCGTTCAAGAAAAACTATAGGCGACAGATAGAGGCATTGGAGAGCGAATGCAGGGAAAGAGGCGTTGATTCGCAAACCGTGCTGAAAGAATGGCTAACAGCGTAAATCAAATTTAAAGAGAGGAAAAGAAAAAAAATGGAAACAACAAACGCATATGAAGCATTAAACAAGCTGACACGAGACATCAAAAACGCGTCGGGAACGATGAACAGAGATGAGGCGCGGTATTTGGTAGACACGTACTACCAGATACAGAAGTTGAGGATTGCGACCAAAAACCAATGCCGAACGATAGACGGCATGGAGGCAGAGCCTCACGAAACGCTTGACTTTTTCGGGGACAACTTCGAAATCCTTGAGCGCGACATAAAGGCGGCGTTGAAACGCTATGTAGAAGCACAGCCCGTCGGAAGATGGATGCTGACAATCTGCGGAATAGGCGAGGTTTTGGCGGCAGGACTGTTGGCGCACATAGACATTGCGAAATGCAAAACGGCAGGGCAGATTCAGTCTTTTGCAGGTCTGAATCCCACAATGGAATGGAAAAAAGGAGAAAAGAGACCGTTTAATGCGAAGCTGAAAACGCTTTGCTGGAAAATCGGAGAAAGCTTTGTGAAGGTATCAAACCGTGAGAATGACATCTACGGGCATATCTACAAGATACGGAAAGAGTACGAGCAGGAGAAAAATGAAAAGCTTGAGTACAGCGAACAGGCGTTTGCAAGGGCTGAAAAAGTAGGCAAAAGCACGGAAGCATATAAGTACTACAGCGCGGGGAAATTACCGCCTGCACATATACAGGCAAGGGCGAAAAGATACGCGGTGAAGCTGTTCTTGAGCCACCTATTCTCGATTTGGTACGAGCTTGAGAATCACGAAAAGCCGCCGAAGCCATACCCGATAGGGATTCTAAATCATGCGCACGAAATACCCGTGCCGAATTATGACATGATAATGCAATCTTTGTAAAGAACTTGTAACAGCAGAAACAAATGAATCAATGAACTTTGAGAGTGCCAAGGTTAAAGCATGAGCCAAATTAGGAGACAGTCGCAAAAGACTAGAGCGGTTATTGATTTGACAGAATAGGACAAGTCATTTGATTGGATAGCAACATACCAAGAGAACGAGCCAAACCAAAAGATAGAAACATATGCACCGTGTGAATCAACGATTTGACGGCAACAGAAAGTGGGAATGAGCCAAGAAAAGAGATGAAAACAAGCCTGTAGGAGCGAATCATCGTTGAAGATGTCAACAAACGAATGGAATGAATCATGAAACTAGTTAGCAACAGACATCGAGAACGAGTCATGCAAATGGATAGCAACAAAGATTTAGAACGAATCAGTGAAACAGACAGCAACAATATTCGAGAATGAGCCAAAAAGAGATGATAGAACAATACGTCAAAGCGAGCCATACCCTAAGAGCGCAACAAAGTAAAAGTGTGAATCTGAACCTGGATTGCAACAAAAAGTGGAATGAATCAAAATAGGAGAGAGTATCATTCAAAAAGAATGTAACCGTGAGTCATGAAAGGAGACTGTAACAAACGGTAGCAAATGAATCATGAATCGAGACTGCAGTGTTAGACCCGAATGAATCAAGTCGAAAGATAGCAACACGTGTGGCGAGTGAATCAAAGAATATGATAGCAACAAATATAACGAATGAGCCTATATATCTGATAGTAACAAGCTGAGTGAGCGAAACAAAGAGAGGAGATGAAAAGAAATGGAAAGTGCAGGGCAGAGGGATATGGTTTACGATTATCTAAAAAAGTTCGGAAGCATAACACCTCTTGAAGCAATGCGGGATTTAGGCTGTATGCGGCTGGGAGCGAGAATTTGGGACTTAAGGCGTGACGGCGTGAACATATCAATGGAGATGGAAGAGGGCAAGAACCGATTCGGGAAAAAGACGCGATACGCAAGGTATAAGCTTATGGAAGGAGAGGGAAATGGAAGAGAATAAACTGAAATGCCCGTACTGCGGTACGGAGCAGTACACGCATGAGCCTGATGATGTCAGCGCGTATTCGTGTCTTACGGAATGCGAGCATTGTGGAAAGCAATTCGCGTATGCCGTGAGAGTTACAAGAGAATACGCAAGCAGACCTTATGTAGCGTGGGAATGGGAGGAAAGAAAAGAATGATAAAACTGATAGTTGCTATTGTCATAAGCGGCGGAATCGGGTTTTTGATGGGCGCGGTTTTGGCGGCGTATGGAGCGGAAATAAAGAAGAACGAAGAAAGAGAGAGGGAAAACGATGAAACTATACGAAATCAATGAACAGCTGGGAGGGCTGATAGACGAGGAAACGGGCGAGATAGCGGACTTTGAAGCGTTTGAAATGCTGCAGATAGAGCGGCAGGAAAAGCTCGAAGGAATGGCGGCGGCATATAAGGGCATAGTCGCCGAATGCGAGGCTATAAGAGAAGAGGAAAAGAAGCTCCAGGGACGAAGGCAAAGCGCGGAGAGGAGAGCGGAAAGACTAAAAGAGTATCTGAGGCGGCTTCTTGATGGTGAGAAACTCAAGACGGCAAAGGTCAGTGTAAGCTATCGCAAATCTAAATCGGTTGAGGTGGCAGACGGCTTCCTTGACTGGGCGAAAGGGTGCGCGGATGAACTGCTCGTATATCCAGAACCGAAGCCAAATAAGACGGCGATTAAAGAAGCGATAGAGAACGGCAGAAAGATTGAGTTTGCCACGATTGTGGAAAACGAGAGCATGAACATCAAATGATAAGCAGAGTGAACAAATAGAATCGATTTGAAAGGAAAAAAGAAAATGGACAAAATGGAACAAATTGTGGAAAATGCAAACAAAGAGAGAAAAGCGAAAATGAATAAGATATTAAACAAGCAGGTCAAGGTGCAGAATATCATCATTTGCGTAATGACTGCTATCATTGTGATTCTCTTGAGCTTTGCGGTTGTTGAACGTGTTGCATATGTCAAGTTGTCGGAAAAGGCGACAAGTCTGCAGTATGAGAACGAAAACTTGCATACATACGTAACAGAGCTTGAGAGAAGCTACACGGATGGGAATGAAAAATGAACGAGGGCGAATTAAAGCCTTGCCCGTGTTGCGGTGGAAAGGCAAAGCTTGCAAAAGTAGATATGCCGGGCTTTGAGTATATGGTGTATTGTGTAGCGTGCCACCTGCAAACAGACGATAGTACACCGCAAACAGTCACTAAGGTTTGGAATACGCGGTAATGGCGGCGACTAAGACGGAAAGGTAAGAGTAGATTCAAGGGAGAGAGGGAAAATGAAAATCATTGGAAACGAAGAATCAACACAGGACTATATAGGGCGGTGTCCCGTATGCAGTGTGACAGGATTAGCGAAACTTACGGATTGGTTATTTCACAACTATCAGGGCTACAAATTCGCTGTCGTGATAGATGTCTACGGTGACGAATATCCGGTTCCGGAAAATCCTGCTGACTACACAGCCGATGTTCTTTGTTTAGATGAGGTTTTTGAAGAAGCCGCAATGTATATTGGACTTGACGAAGCGCAGCGGATGCTTGACAAAATGAAAGAGAGGTATAAGCGATGAGTGAGATTAGATTAAAACCTTGTCCGTTTTGTGACGGAAAGGTAAGAGTGGATTCAAGAGAGAGCATGGGGTATGAAATAACATTTATTCTATGCAACAGGTGCGGTGCTTGCGTGAGCTACAGAGGGCGCGAAAGCTTAAGGAGAACCGTGAAGGCATGGAACAGGAGAGCAGAATAGCATGGAGGAACTACACAAAATAGCCGAACACTACGGACAGGAGGCGCAGACAAGGCAGCTTGTAGAAGAATGCGGCGAGCTAATAACAGTCGTGTTAAAGGCATGGCACGACAAGGACGGCGGACGTTACTGTTTGGCGGAAGAAATAGCGGATATAGAAATCTGTTTGGAGCAAGTTAAATATCTATACGGCATTAAACGCCAGACGGAAAAGCTTAAGGAGTTTAAAATTAAGCGGCAGATAGAAAGGATATTGAACGAATGACATATGGCTTGCCATGTATGGGCAGTAAATCAAGAATAGCAAAAAAGATTATTGACTTTTTGCCCAAAGCGAAAAACCTATATGATTTATTTATGGGCGGCGGCGCAATAGCTGATTGTGCCGCCAAAAGCGGGAAATGGGAAAACGTTATAGCAAACGATGTAGACCCGCTTAAAACACGGCTATATCAAAAGGCGATGAACGGCGAGTATGCAAACGAAACACGGTGGATTAGCCGCGAGGATTTTTTCAGGCTAAAAGACACGGATGAATATGTCGCCGCCGTATGGAGTTTTGGGAACGACACAAGAAACTACATATATGGACGCAACAATGAAGCGCACAAAAAAGCTCTGCACTATGCGATTTACTTTGACGACTACAGTTTGCTTAACGCAGAAGGCAATTTCCCGCCGCCGCTAACCTCAAATGATTATTACGAGAGGTATCAGGAATTAAAAAAGTGGTTTAGATCCGCTGGATATTCGAGGGAACATCGGGAATCGCGGCATATAGAGAGTGAAGCAAGGGTGCAGAGTATAGAGAGGAGCGCAAAGCTAAGAAATGTGGCAAAGATAGACATTCGCACAGGGGATTACAGGGATGTAGAGATAGCAAAGGACAGCGTTATTTACTGTGACATACCCTATAGAGGGCGTAGAGAATATAATTACACAATAGACTATGACGAGTTTTACAATTGGTGTTTGAACCAAAACGAACCCGTATATGTAAGCAGCTTGGAAATGCCGGAGAATATGTTCAGGTGTGTTTGGGAATGCGAACACGCATATACATTAGGGACGAGAAACAATTGCAAATGTGTAGAGAAGATATTTATGCCGATGAAGAATGGGGGCTGAGGAATGAAGAACTGGATAACGATGGGGAGCTTGTTTTCAGGTTTCGGAGGGTTGTGTGCGCAGCACATTTTGCGGGAGACGGCGCGGCAATTGTGAGCTGGGGATTTTGAGGGATATATACGCCAAAAGATGTAGTATGATGTGCCAATTAAAAGCAAAACGAGGTGAATGTGATGGAAATGACGGTGACAAGACTGAAACAATATAGAGCGAAAGTGAGAGAGGTGAAATTGCTTGAAAAAGAAATTGCGAAAAAATCCGAATATCGCGCATTGTGCGAAACAATGCTAGCAAAAGAACGTGCGGAAATAGAGGAAATAGAACAGTTTATAGCGCATATTCCACTAAGCGAGACACGGCAGATATTTTGTTGCAGATATTTGTTCGGCGGGCGGCGCATGAGTTGGCAGGAAATAGCATTTAAAATTGGCAAAACAGACGAGAGTTACCCTCGGCGCAAACATCGCGAATATATGCAAAAAATTAAAGCCCCCGCCGTTTAGCGAGGGCATTTTTTTAAAGTGTATCAATCAACTCGTGAATAATTTCCGAGTTGGTTTTTCCGGTTCGCGCCTTGTAAGCGCAAAGCCGCGTTCTGTCAGCGTCCGATACCAGCACAGACAGCGGTTTATTTAACACCGCGTCCGGCTCGGAAGCCTCGCCGAACAAGTCTTCGTAGACTTGTCCGGCGCAGTTTCGTTTCACCCACTCCCTCGCAACATCGAGGGTCAGCGGGATTATTTTTTCCCCGCCCGACCAGCCGCCGGAGCCGCTGGGTTCCGCATAGCGGGAGCGTGCGCCTCCGCTCCCGTGTAGGAAAAACTCACCTGTTTTTTTCAGGTATAGAGTTTCCTCGACGGCGTCTAAGCCGTATTCTTTGTTGTCCCACGAGGCGACCTCGTGGGCGGAAGCAGTGTTGTACTGCTTATTATTGATTATTTTGAACATATCATGTCCTCCTTACTTTAAACACAAGACGGTGCGTTTCATCGTCTTGTGTAGTGTCGTTGCGGTTTACTCCCTTCCCTTTTTAACGGCGCGACTTTTAAAAGCCGCGGATTAAACCCCTCGCGGGGGCTTTCGTAGAGGACATATGCCTCTACGTCAACGCGGTATTGTTCCACGTTGACCTCGGAATCGAATTTTTCCAATTCCGCTTCCGCCTCCGCGAGGGTGGTGAACTCGCCGAGGCATTCCTCGAACCCGCCCGCCGTCAAGCCGGGTTCGGGGAAAACTTCCCTCGCGCCGCGGAGTGTGCACCGCGGCTTCGGGAACGACTCTTGATGTTTGCAAATCACAAACATCTTTTCGTCGCAATCGACATATTCGCCGATTTCGACGAAATAATTTTTGTGGTTGAGAGCTTCCGCTGCATCCGCGAAAACCTCCTTCTCGGAGTAAGCTCGCGGCGCACACTCCGCACTGTGGTTTTCATCGCAGAAGCAACCACAGTGCGGACAAAAGGTCATGTCCGCGCTTGTCGCGTAACGACAAGCGAACTGGCCGTTTTCCTCCCGTCGATATGTTCGCCAGAAGGAATATTTACCCCCGTTCCCGCAAAACCGGGGGTCATATTCCGTATTGTCCGTGATACGGACAATATTTATTTTTTTTATGTCAAGGGCTTCCGAGCCCTTGACTTTTTCCCATTTTGTTTTCATTTTTTTCTCCTTTCCGGGGGGCTTTTCGCCCTCCCTTACCTTATATATATATTATATCATGAGTTTATAAAAAAGTCAAGAAAAACTTAACGAAAAAAACATACAAACAAATACCGTTCTTTTTGTGCATATTTACCCATAAAATCAAACAAAAGACTTTTTTATATTTCGCCGTTTTTGCCGAATTTTTTGTGATAGAATAAGATAAACGACAGGTAAGAGGAGGGGAAAGGATGAACTTAAAAGTCGAATACCTACCTATAGGAGATTTGCGCCCGTATGAGCGCAACGCAAACAAGCACAACAAGCGCAGTATAAGCGCGATTAAAGCGTCTATAAGGGACTTTGGTATGTGTGACCCTATAGGTATATGGAGCGAGAAAAACATAGTGGTGGAAGGTCACGGACGGCTACAAGCGTTAAGGGAAATGGGATATGACGAGACTCCCGTGATACGGTTAGATTTTTTGACGGATGAGCAACGCCGGGCATATGCGATAGCGCATAACAAGACCGCCGAATTTAGCAAATGGGATTTTGACATTTTGGACGCGGAACTAAAAGACATCTGCAACATAGACATGGGAGATTTTGATTTGCAGATTAAGAGCGACGACGACAGCAGCTATTACGGTGACGAGCGCGAACGGACGTATGACAAGTACAAGCTAAATATGATGGATAACACAGAGCTTACCAATTCATTTTGGCAAATGCCCGTGATTGAGAATGACGGTTGCATACCGGAACGGCTTATTGGATTTAACTACGCGAAGACAAGCGAAGATAACAAAGCTGGCATTCATTTTTACCTAGACGATTACCAGTTCGAGCGGATATGGAAAAAACCCGAAAAATACGTGCAAACGCTAAAAAAATTTGAATGCGTGCTGACCCCAGATTTTTCACTTTACAGCGACATGCCTATGCCGCTGAAAATATATAACGTTTATCGCTCACGTGCAGTAGGAGCGTATCTGCAGCAGAGAGGAATCAAGGTGATACCAACGGTATCATGGGCTGATACGGATACATTTAGATTTTGTTTTGAAGGAATAAGTAAAAACAGCATTGTGTCCATATCAACGATAGGTGTTAAGCGCGACGCTTCAGCCCGAGAAACATGGGAACGCGGCGTTGACGAAATGATAAAGCGAATAGAACCGTCTGCTATTTTGATATATGGTGGGAAAATAAATTATAATTTTGGAGACATGCGAATTAAATACTACGGGAATGAAGTGCTGCAAAACTGGAGAATCGCAACAAAGGGGGAAAGTGAATGCGGCTAGAACATTTTAAATATTTGTTAAACAGAGAATTTGACATATTTTATTTTACGGAAACTTTGGTTTTGTACCAAAAGCCGTTTTGTCTTGTAGATTACGAAACGGGCGAAAATGTAAGATTTGCAACGCTGGACGAAGCCTTGAGGTACAAGTTGGGCGAAAAAACGCTAGCGGAATATGTGACCGAACTAGACAGACCGTATATGCCGATGATAGACGGCGGGCGCGGCGCGTCAAGCGGAAGACGTTTAAAATTTAATCACGCGAGGCGTGAGAAAGACCGGAGCAAAGACATCTCACCTGCTTATGCGAATGTGCGGATTAAGAGCAAGACATTAAGCGGGGCGTTGGCGGAATTTAAAAAAAATCATTTGCTCGCGAACAAAGAATACGTATATGCGGTAGACGAGGACGGATATGTGCAGCGATATATCGCAGGCAACAAGTCGAGCGTTGCGCTCCCCGCCAATGTCAAGGTGAGGCGCGGCGAAAAGGTTATGATAGTTCACAATCACCCGAGCGGCGGTGCGTTTTCGGATGGTGACTTGTTGAACACGGCATCGTTGGCGTATGCAAGAGGCATTATTGCGAGCGGGAGGAATTATGATTATACATTTACGAAGGGGACGCATTTTAAAGCGCAGGCATTTGCACGAGCCGTCCGAAATGCGCGGTTGAGCGGCGCGGACTATGACAGCGCAGTAAATGATTGGCTTAAAAAAAATCAAAAGAAATATGGGTATAAATATTCGAGGTCTAAGAACTAAAATGACAGATTAAAAAGCGAAGTGAGATGGATGACGAATGTGGAAAATTTAAAAAACGGAAAAGCAACCCAGTTTAAAAGCGGCGTGCAAGCGGCGGAAAAAGGGCGAAAAGGCGGCATTAATTCGGGCAAGTCTAAAAAAGCAAAAAAGACCGTGCAAAAGCTCTTAGACGAGCTGTGCAACGATAAATGCAGCAGAAACGCCGTATTTGCCGAATTAGCGCAGAAATTGGGGCTTGACGAAAAAACAACAGTAAAACAGCTTGTAATATTCAAATGCCTTTTTAATACGTTAAAACGCGGAAACATGGATGATTTGATGAAAATCATGAACATCATTGGGGAAAAACCTACCGCCGAAGAAAAGGCAACTCCGGGAATCGAAGAACTGGCAAGGAGCTTATTTGACGATGAAACTAACGCCTAGACAGCGCGAGGTGCTTAAGCGGAGCACGGCGCGAATCAATCTATACTACGGTTCGGTGCGAAGCGGGAAGACCGTTTTGTCTATGCTGTGGTGGGCGGCATTTGTGCGAAGCAAGCCAAAGACGGCAAATTTTTTGATGGTAGGCAAAACATTAACCACATTAAAAAATAACATTTTAACCGAGATGCAAAAGCTTGAGCCATCGTTTACATTTAGCGTGTCAGCCAAACGAGCGGAGCTATACGGTAGGACGATATGTCTAGAGGGTGCAAACGATGAGCGAAGTGAAAACAAGATACGAGGCATGACATTAACGGGCGCATATCTAGATGAGCTTACGCTGATTCCAGAGGGCTTTTTCAGCATGGTTCTATCGCGTCTGTCAGAGCGCGGCGCGAAACTAATCGCGACAACTAACCCGGATGCACCGACCAACTATGTATTCACAAATATAATTCAAAATAACGACATTGACAAGGCGGTTTTTAAATTTCACCTTGATGATAACATCTATTTGGATAAAACGTATGTCGAGGAAATCAAACGTGAATATGTTGGAGTTTATAAACGGCTATACATTGATGGTGACTTTGTACGCGCCGAAGGTGTCGTATTCCCGCTATTGGCGGATAATCCAGAGCAGTTTATGATTGACAGGCAAGACCTACCACGAACGTATGTTTGGTGTGAGATGGGGTTTGACATAGGCGGTAGCGGCTCGGCATATGCCATGACCTGCTCGGCGATGGGACACGACGGAGTGATATATGTCCTGGGAGCGCGGAAGAAGCAGGCGCAAAACGTACCAATGGAGCAAGTAGACAAGTACGCGTTTGGTTTTATAAACGAGATAGAGCGCGAGCATAAGCTTGTTATCGACACGGTCAACGCCGATCACGTAGATGTTGTCATTAACACGCTAAATGAGCGGCGATACATCTTTGGCAAGACATATAAACCGCCGCTTGAGGATAGACCATTTCAGTTAAATATCCTTTTAGCGCAAGGGCGGCTGAAATTCGTGCGCGGCGCGTGTGATGATTTGGTGGATGAGCTGCAGAACGCGGTGTTTGACGAAAAAGCGGAAAAAGGTATTATTTTGGACGATGGGAGTATGCAAATAGATACGATAGATAGTTTTGTATATAGCTTGGCAAGCGACTGGCATTATCTTAACAACTGAGGTGACAAAGTGAGACATTTACTCTTATACGTATGGGACGCGCTATTGTCGCGGCTTGGTTACGAGCGGCGAGCGCAGGAAAAATGGCATAAAGACCCGAACGTGCAAGTCTATGATGATATAGCACATATTAACTGGCTAGCGATGGCGGTTAGTAAGATAGCAAATCTTGCTTGCACAGACAGCACAATGGAGCTTGAGACGGACAGCGCATTGGTAGAACCGTTGGAACAACTATGCAAGGACTTAGAGGACAAACGTTTTACAATCGTTGAGGCTATGCTCGGTACGGGGGATTGTTTTGTTTTCCCGGCTTACGACAGCACAGGCGAGCTTTACAACTGTATCGTTGACGATAATCGCGTTGTTGTGCTTGAGAATGACGGAGAAAACATCAAAAAAGCATATGTAATTTTAGATATATACAAGCCCGAAAACAGCACGGAAACATATTTCTTGATACGCTCACACGAGTTAGACGACAGTGGAACGTTAACCATATCGTATGATGTCATCAACACGGGCGGTGTTAGCGCGGAAACGGACAAGTGGCAAGAGTGGCGTGGCATATCAACACGGTATATCGGCGCGAATCATATTGGATTCGGGCAATATAAATCTCCTGTTTGCGCAAGAGCTTTATCGGGTGTGTATGGTGTCCCTCTGAACTTTGGTTGTGGAGAAATCGAAAAGCAGGTAAACGAAACTATGTCGCAAATTATAGACGAGTTTACCAACGGAAAGAGCAAGATATTTACTGACCCGCGAAACCTCGCGGTTGTTGACGACGGGACAAAAACTAAAAAATATCGGATGATAGAGAACATATTCCCGATTAAGCGGAACGCGGGCGACAATGCACCGAGCATTGACATTTTTAACCCGCAAATTCGCGCCTCGGAGCATTTCGAAAAGCTTGAGCGACAATTGGGAATATATGAGCAGCAAATGGGACTGTCAAAAGGCATATTGACCGAGAACGAGGTAATGGCAACGGGAACGGCGACAGCGGTTAGACGCGCTAATAGTGATACGATAGCGTTTATAAGCAACGTGCATAATGCACTTGATAAAGGCAACATATCTACTCTTGAGGCTGACGCGGTATTTTTAAACATACGCCGCGAGTTGTGGAATTACAACAGCGATTATTTTGATGTATTCGCGGACAGTCAAGAGCAGTTCAATATGCTCGTTACTGCGCACAATGCCGGAGCGGTAAGTCGTGACAGGCTGACAGCGTGGCTTTACCCGCAAATGACAGACGACCAAATAGCCGAAGAGCTGGCAAAGGTTGACGAGCTTCAGCGAAGCACAGCTATAAACGCCGTGGAAGCGGCATTAATGAAATAATTTGACATTCAGTTATATTCGCAAATCGGGTTCTTTTCCTCCTCTCTTTAATCCGATTTGGAGTCATTCCTTCCATGAGGGGGGAATGACTTTTTTTAATGGAGGCAAAAGATGGAAAAGAAAAAAGACAAAGATTTTGATGTCGATGAAGCTTTGGCATTGTTGCTTTTAAACGTGGAAGGTTTTGAGGATAAAGCTTTAATGCGAATGGGAAAGCGAATAAAGGACGTGTCAAGGCTTAGTGCATACGACATGAAGTCGCTTGAGAATATTGTATATATCGGGGTAGAGCTTGACGAGATATACAAAGAACTGGCGGCGGCGACAGACGCGACTATTAAAGATATGCAAACGCTGATAGAAAACAACATAGCTGCAGAAATGAAAAAAGACAGCGTGCTGTACAAGGCAATGAATGAAGAGTGTGTACCGTTTGAAAAAAACGAGCTGGCTAAAGAGATGGTTAAAAATTGGGCGGAGCGGACAGGCGGCGAATTAATCAACCTGTCACGAACTAAAGCTATTGGATTTACTGATAGAACGGGGAAATTCACACCGATTGAGGGAGCATATCAGACTGCACTAGACAAGGCGGTTGTTGCAGTAAGAACGGGAACAGACGATTTTAATTCGGCAATGCGTGATACCATAGAGGCATTAGGCGGTAGCGGCGTTGTAACAAATTATGGGAGTGGCGTAACCCGAAGCGTGGAATCGGCGGTCAGAGCTAACATTTTATACGGCGTTAAACAATCGGCGCAACAATATCATGACGCGATAGGCGAGAAATTCGAGGCGGACGGGTTTGAGGTAGATTATCATCCGCACCCGCGACCGAGTCATGAATTCATGGGCGGGGTGATGTACTCGAATCACGGCGATGTAACGATAGACGGCGTGACATATAAGGACGGGAGCGAGGCGTTAGAGCGTTTACAAGATTACAACTGTTTGCATTTCGCCACACCTGTTATACTGGGCATATCAGAGCCGACATATGACAAAAAATGGCTTGAGGAACAGAAGAAAAAAGACAAAGAGGTTTTAACATACGATACTCCGGCTGGAAGGACATTACAAGGCACACGGTATTATTTTACGCAAAAACAAAGAGAATTGGAACGAGCAGTAAGGAAACAGCGCAGAATACAAGAGATGGCACAAGCAGCCGGAAACACAGACCTCGCGAGGGACGCACAAGCCAAAATAGATACATTACGCGAATATTACAATGATATGTGCGAGAAGACCGGATTACAGCGCACGGACGAAAGGATGGCTTAAATTTTATATTTCGCCGTTTTTGCCGATTTTTTTGTGGTACAATACAGGATAAAGGCGAAAGCTGAAATTTGCCGAGCATGAAGGCGTTTAAATTTATGCCGACACATGCGCTGAGTGGCAGCGCGTTTATAAATTAAATCTATGCCGAGGGAGATGTTATGGACTTTTTGCAGGACATATTTACCGAGCCGTTAAGCTATGACGCGTTTACAAACGCGGTGCAGGCGAAGGGGTACAAAATAGCGGATTTATCGGGCGGCGGCTACGTTGCAAAGGAAAAATTCGACAAGGTAAATAACGAGCTAAAAACCGCGAGGGAAAATGCCGAAAAGCTAAACACCGAATTTGACGCGCTAAAGGCGGACAATGCGACAGCGGACGAATGGAAAACGAAATTTGAAGCTTTGCAGTCTGAGGTCGCGGAAAAAGAACGGCTTGCGAAAGAAGCCGCGGAAGCCGCCGAAAAGAAGCGCAACATCGAAACGAGGTTTAATGCCGCGAATGTTGACAAGGACGGCAAAAGGCGCGAGTGGTACAACACGTACACCGAACAAGGATACCTGGGTGCATTTGCGAAAGCACTTGAAGCGGATGAGAATACGGGCAAATCCGACATAGACATCCTAAACAGCCTCGTAAAGGACGATGCAACAGCTTTTAAGGGAATACGAGCAGAGGGAAACGCGCCTTTAAAAGGTGCTGAACCATTCTCAAATGCTGTCACGCTTGAAGACTTTAAAAAGATGGGATACGCGGAGCGGCTAAAATTAAAGTCTGAACATCCCGACATTTATAAGGTTTTATCTGAGCAGAAAAAGGAGTGAAAGTAAATGGCAGGAACAATTTTTGGTTTGCCGTTTGACGAGGAACTATTTTTGCAGATGTGGCAGGAAGTCCCCGACCCGACCGCAACAGCTATGATAAATAGCGGCGCGTTGGTTGAGGATTCGAACATCGCAGGAATGATACAGAACGACGGCAACAAGTATACGATACCGTTTTATAACACACTGTCTGGCGAGGCACTGAACTATGACGGCAGTACGGACAACGAGCCGTCGGAGATTGACGGAACAAGTCAGAGTGGTATAGTATACGGCAGAATGAAGGCGTGGATGGCACGCAGTTTCGCGGCTGAGCTGAGCGGCGGCGACCCGATGGGACATATCGTGGCGACGCAGGCGCGTTACTGGCAGAAACAGAGACAGGCAATTCTCATAAGCATCCTTAACGGCATTTTTGGCGTGACGGCGACAAGCGGAAACGGTAAGACATGGGCGGCTAACAACTCTTTGGATTTGTCGTCTACCACGGCGACCGCGTATACTATCGGTGCTACCGATATAAACACGGCTATAACGCAGGCGGGCGGCGACAACAAGTCAAGTTACTCGCTCGCAATCATGCACTCAAACGTGGCTAAAACGCTTGAGAATCTGCAGGTGTTGGAATACTGGAAGTACACGGACGCGAACGGTGTACAGAGACCGATGAATCTTGCGTCTTGCAACGGCTTGACCGTTATAGTAGACGACGGCGTACCTAATGCGGCGGTAGGCGGAAGTGGCACTAACGCGAAACTTACCACATATACTACGTATCTATTGGGTGAAGGAGCATTGAGACACGCGAATGCGAAACTTGATAATCCCGTTGAGACGGACAGAAATCCCGAAAAATACGGTGGCGTTGATTTGCTATACACTAAGATACGCGAGACTGTACACCCGAACGGATTCACGTGGAAGGGCGCAAGCACGATAGTGTCGCCGAATAATACACAGCTTGCGACCGCGTCTAATTGGGATATAGTATTTGACCCAAAGAGTATTCCGATAGCGAGATTGATAACAAACGGCTGATTTTAAATCAATGGAAGGTGGTGATTTGGATGTATCTGACATACGAGGATTATGCGGAAATGGGCGGCGAGTTAGACTTGACCGAATTTAACATTTACGAGCGCAGAGCCGAAGCGGCGATTAACTCACAGGCGGCGGGAATGACAGGAAAGAGACTGAAAAAGCTTGAAGAAATCCCTGAATGTGTCAAGTATTGCATTTTTGATTTAATTCAATTCCTTGTACAAAATGCCGACTATTCGCGACAGGCGGCGAGCGAAAGCCAGTCAAGCGGAAGCGTGAGTGAAAGCATATCGTATGGGAACTCGCGTTTACCAGAGGATATATCCGAATCACAGTCTGACATGATTTATACGGCGTTTTTCGGCGGCGGCATTGGAGACCTGCTATATCGCGGATTTTATGAGGATGAGTAAGAATGCAAAAAATCACTATTAAATCCCGATATGACAAAAACCAAATAGCGATACCGGACGCTGGCACGATAGAAATTGAATCTGTTTACGGCAATAACATAGTCACGATACCGACCGTGAGCGGCAAAACATTAAAGACAGAATTTACCGCGAAATACGGCGAAAATGTTGTGTATTTGCCGACAAGCGGCGGCAATGGTAGCTGGTACTACGATGGAGCACGCGGTTTATCCAACCTATATCGCTTTACATTTACTATTATCAACCAAATACCGCAGAGCGCGAGCATCGCAACCAAGGTGGCATGGAAAAAGCATTATTTGACTTTATGCCGAAAAGATGATGGCATTTACGATAGAGACACACAACAAATGCAGTATTCGCAGGGTGAATGGACCGCCTATTGTAAAGAATGGCAGACTTATAAAAAACCAACGTGGACGGACGGCGGCTATTACACACTTGCGGATGACGAAAAAGACGGTTATTATACTGCAAATGTTGGAGACTTGCTTATATTTGACAAGATAGATGATGTTGCACCGACTACAACCGCCGAATTTCAAGCACTGGCTACAAAATATAAAAACAACGGCGGATTAATTACAGCGGCACAAGGCTATATCAACTATAAGTCAAACGGCGAGGCATGGAGCACAAATCACATCGAGATGATAAGGAGTTAAGGCTTTGAAATATAATGATATATTCAAATGGTTGTTGCAATGTCCACAACTGAGCGAGCTATGGCAGATATACGCGACGATGAAAGACGGCGCGAATGTTATCTTGCCTTTTGGGACAAGCGAAAGGCGGAGACTGACCGATTACATCGATAATGTGGGCGGCTACAATGCGGAAATAAAACCAACGGCGAGTGTCTATGAAGAATATCAAATCAATTGTTATCGTGACGTTGTGGCGGATGAAAACGACTATAATGTGCTGAAGATTGAGGATGTCCAGGCGATTTGTGACTGGATAATCGAGCAAGACGAAAGCGGGAATTTGCCGGAAATTGAGGGAGTAAAGGTAGTGGCGGTTGAACCGCACCCGTTCAACCCTCAAATACGGTTTATTGACCCCGAGAGCAACATTATAGGCTACTACTTTACCTTGCGTGTCTACTACGTGAACACGGCTAAGGCGCGAGACGTGGAGTACTAAAATGGAAGTAACCAGCACAGTTGAAGTTGAAATATCGCTTGAAAAAGTTAAGAAAACGCTGAATGATGACAAGTTCGGAATTTTTGTTGCTAACGAATGGAAAAAGTTAATTAATCCATATACGCCCAGGCGGGAACAAAACCTGATGAAAAACACGGTAATAGAGCCGTTTAAGATAACGTACATAGAGATGTATGCGCACTATATGTATATGGGCAGGGTATACGTAGACCCCGTATATAAAGTGGGCGGCTTTACCAAAGACGGCATTAAATGGTGGAGCAGACCGGGGGTTCAAAAGATTCCGACTGACCGCCCGTTTAATTATCGGAGAGATAAGAATCAGTTTGCTACTGACCATTGGGACAAAGCGGCGAAAGAATCGGGACAGATTGACAAACTGATAAGAGCAATAGACAAGTATTTAAAACAAAGGGGGTAAAATCACATGGCAAGTGGAGATTTTAACAGTTACGCGTCACCCAAAGCGAAAGTCGAACGTTTTAAACTGTATGTTGACATAGACGGCACACTGGAGCTACAAGGACGTGGCATTACATCGTGGACGATCGAGCAGAACCAGGACATAGAGCAGGAAGCCGATGTGCTGGGCTACGTTGACAACACGCGGTCAAGCGCGAAACCGTCACAGTCCATTGACGAGTTTAAATTCCGTAAAGACAGCGCACTCGCGCAAAAACTATTCAAGGCGTTCTATACTGGCGATACAAGCGAGTTGGACGATATAACAATCGTTCAGAAATTCGAATTTGTGGACGCAGACGAAACTGGGACAACTTGTTTCGCAAGAAAACTGCCTGAGTGCATGCTTAACATCACATCATTTAACGGCGAAGCAGAGAGCGATTTGTCCGTATCGTTGGAGATTTACTACAGCGGCGAAATCATCACGGGTACAATGCCGATTACAGACGGTGATACGCCGACATTCACGGCTAGTTCAGCGTTGTATTAAAATGGTTAAAAAGGGGGGGATTATTTCCCCCCAAAAAGACCGTCTAAAGAAAGAGAGGGTATTTAAATGGCTGAGAAAATCACACTAAGTACAGGTTTAAAAACATTCGACTTGTATTTTGCAGACAGAGACGAAACCGTACAAATATCGTTTAACCCGACTGACAAGGGTTTGGCTGTAAGGTTTAAGGAAGCACAAAAGAGGATTGAGAAAGCGACCGAGAAATTTAAAGATGTTGAACTGGACGAAGAAGGAAATCCTGTTGACTTGGATTTTATCGACCAATTCGCGGAAATGACAGAGATGTTATACAAGGAACTAGACAGGGCATTTGCTAGTCCGATATGTGCGCAGGTATTCAAGTACTGCAGTCCGTTTGCAATCGTGGACGGCGAATACTTCTTTTTGGCGTTTTTCGAGGCGATAACGCCTGTAATCCAAAAGTACGCAGAGGCGGAAAACGCAAAGGCGAATAAAAAGATGAGTAAATACTTAGACAAGTATGGAAAATATATTAAAAAATGATAAACTACGAACTGCCGAAAGAGATTGAAATTGACGGCAAAATATACCCTATCACCAGAGGCGGCGATTACCGCGTTGTTTTGGATATTATATGCGCCTTAAAAGATGAGGAGCTGAATAACAACGAGCGCAGTTACGTTTGTTTATCCATGTTTTACGGTGAAATACCAGAAAACACGGAAGAAGCGATGAACAAAATGTTGTGGTTTATCCGCTGTGGCGAACCTGAAGATAAAAAGCAACAAGACGCGCCGCCTATGATGGACTGGGAACAAGACTGGAATATGTTAGTTGCACCAATAAACAAGAGCTTGGGCTTGGAAGTAAGAGCGGCTGAGTATTTGCACTGGTGGACATTCGTAAGTGGATACATGGAAATCAGCGATAAATGCACTTTTTCAAACGTGGTTACAATTCGACAGAAAAGGGCAAAAGGCAAAAAGCTTGACAAGTCCGAGCAAGAATTTTTCAGAAAGAACGCAAACAAGATAATCCTGAAAAGCCAAATAACGGCAGAAGACAGAGCGTATTTGGAAGAAGTAGATGATGACTGGTAGGTGATTTAAGTGGCGGCGGATGGAACAATAACCCTTGCGGTGTCTATAACAGGGACTAAAGAGGCGGAAAAAGAAGCCAAACAGGCAGGCAAAGCCACAGGCGAGGCATTAAATACGGGTTTTGCTGAAGCCGCCAAAGGCACAGGAAAAGCCGTAGGCGAGGCATTAACAAAAAGTACCGAGGGCGCGGCAAAAAAGGCAGGAAAGAGCGCAGGAGACGCGCTAAACGCAGGCGTGACAGAAGGCGCGGCAACAGCGGGCAAGACCGCAGGGAAGAAAATAACAGAAGGCGTTAAGAAGCCGCTGTCAGAAGCAGGAAAGCAGCTTGGGCAGAAACTAAACAGCACGGCGAATACAGCGGCGAAAGCTTTAGACACCACAGGAAAAAAGGGACAGAGAATTAGTGAAATATTTTCTGCAATGGGGAAGCGAATTCAGGTGGCGTTAAACGGCGGCAGGGAAACGGCTGACCGTTTAGCGACATCATTCCGTTCGGCAAATATCGAGGTAGAAAAGCAAAGGGTAAAAGTTGAAGAACTAAAAAACAGGCTTGCCGCGCTAAATTCGGACACCACGGCAGACAAACTGCAAATATCGCACAAGAAATTAGTCTTGACGCTTGAGAATGAGACTGCAAAGCTTGCGGAACTAAGGGAAAAGTTAAAAGCCTTGCAGGCGGGCAACACGGAAGTAGAAACTCCCGCAACTAAGGCATTGCAAAAAAGTATTGATGAATGCATTGGCAAAATTGAAAAGGCACAGCAAAAGCTAAAAGAAATGCAAAGCTTGCCCGTATGGAAACAAGACGAAGAGGAAATAGCAAGACTTGAAACAGAAATACAGAAATTGATAACAGCGGAAGAAGTGTTAGTGGAAAAACAGAAACAAGCTTTTGGCACTTCTTTACAAAATGAGATTAACGCAACAACGGCAAAAATCACAGAGCAAGAACTAAAAATTGAAGAAACAAAGGCGAAAGTAACGGCGGCAGAGCAAGCATATACGACAGCGGAACGAAAAAAGCAGACGGAAACAGACAAGGTTACGGTTAGGCTAGCCGTGGAAAGTGCTAAGTTAGAAGAGGTAAGAAAAAAAGCATATATTGCTTCAAACGCCCTGACCAGAGGAATTACTGGCGCAGCCACAGCAATTACAAATGCCACGAACGGAATAGCCAAATTTGGCAACAGAATTGCAGGAATGGCTAAAAAGGTTTTTGTATTCACGATGATAACAAAAGCCTTGCGTTCAGTGAGAACATTTCTTGGTGACGCGCTGATGTCAAACGAACAATTCCGCGTTTCGGTTGAACGGCTGAAAAACGCATTTTATTTGTTAATAACCCCAATATACAACTATGTTTTACCCGCGCTTATTAAGTTTATAAACCTGGTAACTAAGGCGGTTGTGGCAATATCAAAACTGATAGCGAAGCTAACGGGAATGTCATTTAGTGGGCTTGTGAGCAGTGCGCAGGGGCTAAAAAATCAAATAACGAACTATAGAAACGGCATATCAAGCGGAACATCAAACGACACGACAGCGGCGGCGAATAAGTCTAATGCCGCAACAAAAGCGTCTACCAAATCAACAAAAGACGCGACAAAGGCAAATAAGGATTACGCGGACAGTGTTGAAGAGGTCAACGAAGAGGTAGAAAAGCAAATCGCGTCATTTGACGACCTTGAAATTTTGCAGTCGCAAGACACCGAAGCAACGCAAGACTATACGGTAGATTATGACGATGACAGCTTAGACGATTTAGACGACAGCTTAGACGATTTAGACGACAGCACGGACGACCTAACCGATAGTTTAAATGACTTAGGCGAGGCGGCAATGAGTACGGAGGAAGTCACTGACTTGTTAGGTGAAGAATTTGAACTAACTGTTGCGGATATGCTGAAAATAGCGGCGGCACTCGTAGTTATCGGCGCAATCCTGTTGTTCGTACCGGGCGCACGTTTAGTCGGTGTCGCAATGGTGGCGGCAGGAATAGCAACGTTTTACGCGGCATATAAAGAAAATCCCGAAGAAGTCAAGGCATGGCTGCAGAATCTTGCACAAACAGTCGCACCGATTGCTTTAGGTGTAGGCATTATACTGATAGTTCTTGGCTTGTGTTTGCTGTTCACAGGAGCGGGCACTGCTGTTGGGATTGGTATGCTAATTACAGGCGGCATTTTAACTATGTTTGGCGCAAAGAACATGGATTGGGAAGGGCTTAGAGAGTGGTGGAGCGAACTAAGCACAGGTGAAAAGGTACTCACTATAATACAAGGCTTTGCCGCTCTGCTGATAGTAATAGGTTTGAT